TGTCGAGTTTGAAAAATCCACCCTTACCATAGATCCTAACCAATGTATTGAGGACTACCGTGGAACTCTGCTGCATGAGATATGCCATATTGGTTTTGAGATTTACGGGCTAGGTAATGACGAGGACATCCCTCCGATGAGTAATGAGTTTCTAACGACCGTCACCGCAAATATGATTCAACAACTTGCAGGATTGAACGAGGAACTATTTAAGTTTATCTTCCAAGTACCTAAATAAGGTATGAATAATTTAGACTTAATAAAAACTCTCGCCAAGAAAACTCTGCCGTTGACCCTACTAACCGTTTACGTTGATGGGAGGTGGGTATTCGCAAATCTCGCTAACCCTGTAAGAACTACTTTGCAACAGAACTTCTATCTAATTAGCACTCCTTTTGGGCTTACTTCTAAGGGAGCAACTAATGCTGCAAATAATTCTTTTAATGGTAATCCTGGAGATTATGTAGCTGAAGATAAAAACCAAGGTGTTTTAAGTGTAGTTACCGCCTCTTATTACTCATTGCTGTTTCCATCCCCCCAACAGATCCCGCTTACCCCCACATCATCAGAACAACTAAAAAATCCTAATTTTATAACAAAAACTCAACAAGAATCGGTGGACCAAGACTCTGATAAGGTACTAATAGGCAACAACACCTTCTATCTCCCTACAACTCAGAAAAAATCAGTAACAATCATAGACACACCTACTGGACAAGCTAAAGTCCACTATGATTCCTCTGGAGTAGCATGGAGTGAACCAACTTATTATGACTCCGATCTCTCCGCTATAGTTGAAGTAAAAGTAGCTTCTGTAGCTAAACCTAAATCCAACTACTAACTATGAAAGAACTAATTGAATCCCTTGAAGACTTTACTTGGGAAAACTATAAAGATATCAGTGATGCTCTCGTCCAATTTAACGAAGTTGAAGTAGAAACTGAGATGTTTCGACAAGCATCTATCTATTCCTACTACTTTGGCTTGATGAGCTTCGCCAAAAGGAAGGTAGGAGAGGCAAGCGTCCAACTAACTAGGTTTATGTCCAAGCTTCGTAAAGAAGCCAAGCGCGATTCCTCTGTAAAGCTCACCGCAAAAGACTTGGATGATCTAGTGTTTGCCGACGATCAGTATACTGTAAGGCAGAACGCTTTGGATGATGCTACTTTCAAATACGAAATGTTGAAAGGATTAGTCCGAGCCCTTGAGCAGAAAAAAGACATGTTGCAGCAATCGTCTGCAAATAAACGAGAAGAGACTAAACTTTACAAGTAACAACACTATCATACTACACACACTAAGGAGTAAAAACTATGGCTATTGATTTAGAAGCCCTTCGGGCAAAACACGAACAACTTAACAACCCTGCTGGCGCGAACAGCAACTCAGACTTCCTCCAGAAGTTCTACCAAATTCCCGAAGGCAGTAATGCTGTTCGTATTCTTCCTTGGAAGGATGACGAGAAGGAATTCTATGCGGAGACTAAAATCCACCGAGTTCCTGGACCCGATGGGAATGTAAAAAACACCCACTGCCGCAAGGTGCATGGAGAGAGTTGCCCTATGTGTGACCTCTACTATGCTCTTTGGAAGACAGGTCGTTCAGAGGACGAGGATCTTGCTCGTCAGATCAAGCCTCGCGCTCGTTACTACATGAATATTCTCGAACGTGAAGGTGGTAGCATTAAAATTCTTTCTATTGGAGTGATCCTTTTCAAGAAGATTATTGGTGCTATGCTTGATGAAGACTTCGGTGACATTACCGATGTTGAGAAAGGTCACGACTTCAAAATCGTGAAAGAAATGGATGGGCAATGGCCGAAGTACGACCAATCCGCTCCTCGTCCTAAGTCCTCACCTCTAGGATCTAAGTCCGAAATCGCTGCTTCTATGGACAGCTTGCATGAGATTCACGGTCTTGTCAAGTTGGAAGACTATGATGAAGTAAAGCAATCTGCCGCTGCACTTAATAATGTGGCAGTCCAAGGTACAACAACATCATCGTCACCTAAAGAGGCTACAGAAGTCTCAGACAATGAGTACCTCTCTAAACTAAAAAGTTAAATTATTATGAACTCAATTAAAGAAATTATTGTCACTCTGGCACTCACTACTATCTTAGGATTAGGCTTCGCTTCTTGCGCGGCTCTTGGAGACTTCTTCGGGGAAGGCACAGTATTCACTACTGCTGATCAGCTTCAGGAGGGCGAAGTGGGAGCAACTATCCCTCTGGACCAACTTCCTGATTCTGTGAAAGATAAGCTTCCCGAAGGAGCTACCGTTGTCATGGCAAATAAAGATCAGCTTAAAACTGACGCTGCCTACATCCCTGCGGGTGGTGATCTTGATGGCGACTCCATTGGAGGTATGATTGATGCTGGCTTTGGTATTGCATCTACTTTCATCCCAGCACTTGCTGCTTGGGAAGGTATTGTATCCGTATTCAGTCAACGGAAGCGCAAGCACTATGTAAAGGCTGCAAAAGCTATCATCCCATCGGATAAGAATGTAGACTTCGGTTCTGCTGTTGGAAGTATCGCATCTGCTCTAGGCTTGGCGCACTCTTCTGACGCATCAGCTAAAGCTCATGCTACTGAAGAGACGAAAAAAACCTCAACTAAGGCTTAATACTTTAAGCAACGAAGCTATTATAGAGAGGCATCCAATATTGGATGCCTCTCTATTTTTATACTATGAGCGATAAACTAAAAATACTGTGTGTCCCCGCTAACGAAGGTGGCTGTGCATACTACCGAATCATTGCTCCTATGAAGAAGCTGGAAGAGCTTTACGGAGATAGAGTCGAGCTTAGATGGAACAAGAACCCTCTCGGCGTTGATGAGAAGACGGGAGCGTGGAAGGAGAACTGGGACTTCGAAGATATGAAGTGGGCAGACATTGTGTTCACCCAGAACCTCTCTAACTTCGGTGGAAACTACACGGCAAGGATTGTTGGGAAGGCTAAAGAATTCGGGAAGTTCGTACACTATGATACCGATGACCTACTAACCAACATCTACGAAGGCCACAGGCTTTACGATGTTTACAAGGAGAAGGGTTTGGAGGACATCACAAAGTTCATCTACAACAACTCAGACCTTGTAACAGTAACTCAGAAGAAGTTTGCTGAACGAGTTTCTGTGTTTTGTAACCCTAAAAACAAGTTGGCTATAATTAAGAACAGCATTGATTATAATCTACCCTGTTGGAACATGGAGAAGCTACCTAAACCTAAAAAGAAGTTTACTAGATTTGGTTGGGTTGGCGGTATTCACCACGAACAAGATCTTAGATACTTTTCAGGAGTGCCCCACTTTGTTAATCAAAGGGCAGGAAGAGAAAACATTAGATGGGACTTCTTTGGTCATCCCCCCGCCAACACCCCTCCAGGAGATTGGCAGTACGATGTTTGGAAGAAGTACAAGGACATTATCCTCCGAGGCTTTAAAGGAGGTAAGAACTGGGATATCCATTATGCTCAGACCCCTGACCGTTATGGACAGATGTTTACCGCTATGGATGTTGCTCTAGCCCCTCTTGAGATGAATGATTTTAACGACTCCAAATCTGAGATTAAGGTCGCAGAGTGTGGACGTTATAAGATTCCTCTTGTTGCTACTAACTGTGGAGCTTACGATGAGTGGATTGTAGATGGGGAGACTGGATTCTTAATCGACCCAGACAAGCCTATTACCGAGTGGGTTCGCATTCTATCTATCTGTGCTAAGAACCCTGGGTTAGTAAAGCGTATGGGAGAGAACCTCCACAAACTAACAGAAGAGAACTTTGATATGAATAAAGTTGTTGGACAAAGACTTGCTCTTTATGAGGAATGCATGAATGCTAAAAAGCAAGGATAAAAAAGAAATCTTTAAAGATCTGATGAAATCAGAACTGACAACAGAGTTTACGGTCCCCGTAAAAAAGCAAACCGTTAAGATTGTGTCTAGTTGGACCCATCCTGGCGGGGGCACTATTGCTCATATTAACCTAACTAATTTACTAAACGCTAATGGGTATGATTGTACCTTTTACGGACCTAACGATTGGCACTTAGATAAGTGTAAGTCTGCTAAGATTGATAAGTGCCTACTTGGTCCTGATGATATTCTAATCAGCCACTTCATTCAAGTCCCTCCTGAGGTAAAGGTAAAGAAGCATATCCTTTATTGTCATGAGAAAGATGTTTTTCCGCTTAGTAAGATTGATCTGGCGCGGTACGATTCTATTGTCTTCGTAAGTACTTCTCAAAAGGAGTGGCAAGATATTGACCGTCCTTCGGTTATTATACCTCCTATCGTCAGGAAGGTAAAGTGGGAGAATCCTAAAAATAAGATCGCTGGGGTTATTGGCAGTATTGATGAGAATAAGCAAACTCACTTATCTATCAAAAGAGCTATTGGTAGTGGATATGAGAAAGTTTTGCTATTTGGGCAAGTTAACGATACCCCTTATTTTGACGATCATGTGAAGATGTGGGTTGATTCAGGTCACGCTGTACTAGCAGACCATGAGGACGATCCTGAGGCGATGTACGGGCGCGTAAGCGCAGTCTACCACTCATCCCTCAGTGAGACTTACGGGCTCGTAGAGGCCGAGTGTGAGCTTGCAGGGATACCCTTCAACGGAATGAGTAATGGGCAACCCATTTTAGACAACGAAGAGATATTAGAAAAATGGAACAAAATTTTAAAATAATTACCCCTGTTTACAATTCAGAACGGTGGATAAAGAAATGTATTGATTCAGTTAAGGCTCAATCGTATTCAAACTTTGAGCATATCATTGTAGATGATTGCTCTACAGATGATACTCTCCAAATAGCCATAGCAGAGGCTAAGGGAGATCCTAGATTTAAGGTAGTAAAAAAGGCTTCTAAGATGGGGGTAATGCACAGCCATGTCACGGGGACTGAACTTCTAGGAAAAGATGCTGATCCTGAAGATGTATTTATACATTTAGATGGTGACGATTGGTTAGCACACGATACTGTTCTACAAAAGGTAAATGAGGTGTATCAGCAGGAGGGGTGTTGGATGACCTATGGCAATTATGAGTCCACAGATAGACGTAGTTCCGTCTGTGCCCCAAGAGTAGAAAACTTATTAATTCGTTTACATATCCTACAAGGCTGGCCGTTTTCTCACCTACGAACCTTTAAAAAGTTTCTATGGGACAAAATTAAAGTTGAATCTCTTTTAGACTCTAAGGGGGTGATGTTTACTTCTGCTTGCGATGTTGCTATTCTTTGTCCTATGTTAGAGATGGCTGGTGATAAAGTTTCTTTTATTGACGAGGTGTTGTACACCTATAATAGGGGGAACCCTCTTAACGAGGATAAAGACCACTTGGAAGATCAAGTTCGATGTGCTTTAGAAATTGCTCAACAAAACCCATATAAGGAACTATTGTGAAATTACTAGTAAACTTATTTGATAGTGAGTTTGATCATTCGCTTAACCAAGATGGTTATTATACAGCCTCATGGAAGGTCAAACCTACTCTAATTGAATACATTAAAAATCAACCTGTGTGGGATGGAATAACTCTCTTTACGGAAAGACATTTGCACAAAGCAAAAGAAGTGCAGTCAAATATTAAAGTAGCATGGTTGTTAGAATCTCCAGGTATTCACCCTTGGTCAGTTGACGCAATAGTTAAATATGAAGACGATTATGATTTAATTCTAAC